CTTCAGCGTGCGTCGTCAATAACTAAATGTAAAAGGGTCAAATAATGACTATAGAACAGACCAAGAAGTACAACGAATTGCTCAACCAATACGAGCAGAGAAGCGACCTCACGCCTGGCCAACTGCAACTGCTGTGGACTTTGGCCTGCGTCATTTTGGAGGAGCAGACCTTGCAGATATATTGTGACCAGCACGGCACTTGTTATCAGGTGATCGGCCGCTCAGGTGACACGTACAGCAAGCAACGCCCTGAGTGGCAACAGCTCAAGGAGGCACGCCACCGCAAACAGATTATCATCACGCGCCTAGAAAATTGGATTGGGGAAGGACGACCAGCAGCAGACGAGAATGCCGAATACTTCAGCTGAATATTGGTTTGATGAAACGGCGGCGACGCGGGCAGTGGAATTCATCGAGAAGTTCTGCACGCACGTCAAGGGGGATTTGGGCGGCAAGCCTTTTCTTTTGGAGGCGTGGCAGAAAGACGATATCATACGACCGCTATTTGGGTGGAAGGACGCAGAGGGTAGGCGAAAATATCGTACCTGCTACGTTGAGATACCTCGCAAAAATGGCAAGTCTAACCTGTCTGCTGCTATTGCTTTGTACATGCTTTTCGCTGATGGGGAGCGTGGCGCCGAGGTTATCTCAGCTGCTGGAGATCGTGGCCAGGCGAATATCGTCTTTAATATAGCCCAGGAGATGATCAGCAACAACGAGCACCTGCGCGGACGAGCTAAGGTGTTGCGTAACGTTGTCCACTACAAATCGAGTTGGTACAAGTCTATCAGCGCCGAGGCTTACACCAAGCACGGGTTGAACTGTCACGCTGTGATTTTCGACGAGCTGCATACACAACCAAACCGCGATTTGTGGGACGTGTTAACGACATCGACAGGCGCACGACGCCAGCCACTGATCATGGCATTGACTACGGCGGGCCACGACAGGGCCAGCATCTGTTACGAGGTGCACGAGTACGCCAAGCAAGTAAAGGATGGTATAATCGAAGACCCAACATTCTTGCCCGTGTTGTATGCTGCTGACATCAACGACGACTGGACTGAGGAGGAGACGTGGAAGAAGGCCAACCCTGGCTACGGCAGCATATGCCACAAAAGCTACTTTGAGCAGGCGGTGCAGAACGCCAAGGCCAATCCTTCTATGGTCAACTCCTTCCTGCGCCTGCATCTCAATATTTGGACATCAGCAGAAACAGCCTGGATTCCTGACGACGTTTGGATGAAGGGCAGCAAACCCATACCCCATGAACGACTTTCTTACTTGCCTTGTTATGGCGGATTGGACTTGGCTTCTACACAGGACCTTACTGCGTTCGCCCTTCTTTTCCGCGACGATGAGCACAGTTGTTTTTATCTCCTGGTGCATCAGTTTGTCAATAGCGAAAAAGCCTACACCAAGAAGTTGAGCGCAGGCGTTGATTACATCGCGTTCGAAAATGAGGGAGACATCACGATCACACCAGGCAACGTCACAGATTACAGGATCGTAAAACAATACATTCTTGATCAATGCGCTAAGTACGACGTCAGAAGCATTGGATATGACCCGCGATTTTCCACCTACATCGTCAGCGAGCTTGAGGCGGACAACGTGATCATGGCACCGATGGCGCAGAACATCACGACTATGAACGGACCTACAAAGGAGTTTGAAATGGCCGCGATGAAGGGAGATATTATCCACGGCGGCAACCGTTGCCTTAGATGGCAGATGGGATGTGCTGTGGTGTACCAGGACGTGAACGAAAATAAGCGAGTCACAAAGGAACGCCAGGAGAATAAAAAAGTGGATGGCGTCATTGCCTCGATCATCGCCATGAACGAATATTGCCACACCTTAGGGCAGGATGATATTATGCTGGAAATTCTTGACTTGTAATGGTTTATTTCTTATATTCTTTACCCTAACCGCAAAGTATGGCCACACTTGCAGACCGTCTACGTTCGTTGTTTAGATACCGCGTGGGCAAGTATGACAGCTCGACCTTGGAAGCCGATTTAGGTATTAACGGTTGGGTGCGTTCGGGAGTCAACGTAACTGAGCAAGGAGCACTGGCCATTAGCACTGTCTACGCCTGCATTAACAAAATTGCCAGCACTGTCTCAGCCTTGGGCCTTGAGATTTACGTGAAGAATGGTGATCGCGTTGACGTCGCCAACATGCACCCAGCGTACCAGCTAGTAAATAACCCCAACGAGGAAACCACCGCTTACGAGTTTTGGGAGACAATTGTTACTTCTGCCCTGATGTACGGATGCGGTTTCGCCATCATCGAGCGCAATAATCGAGGCTACGGCACGAAGCTCATTCCAGTACACTACCACGACGTTGATATCAAGGAGATGAACGGCGAGCGGTTCTACAATGTCCGTGATTACGGGGTAGTAATGCCCGAAAACATGCTTGAGGTCTGCAACCTGTTGCGCATGTCGCCAATTCGCTTGCATCGTGAAAATATGGGGCTGGCCAAGGCCGCGCAAGACTTTGGAAGCGAATACTTCGGGCAAAAAGGGCAAATGACGGGTGTGCTAGCCAGTGATCAGCCACTGCGCAAAGAACAGATGGACGTGATTCAGAACAGCTGGAACCAAAGCGCAATGAACGCTGGTACTAAGCTGCTGCCTTTTGGCTTCAAATACCAACGTATTACGATCACGCCCGATGAGGCGCAGTTTATTGAGACGCGCAAGTTTCAAGCTGAGGAGATTTGCCGCATCTACAGCGTGCCGCCGTCATTGGTTCAGCTCCCATCGCAGACTACGTTTAACAACGTGGAGCAGCAGAACCTGATGTTTGCTCGTCACACGATCGTGCCCTGGACAAAGCGAATCGAGCAGGAGATTGACCGCAAGCTCATCCAGTCGTTCGAACGTCCTGACATCTATGCTCGCTTCAATCTTAACGACTTGTATCGAGGTGATATGGCGGCGCGTGGCAACTACTATCAGCAGGCACTACAAAACGGCTATATGAGCATTAATGAGGTGCGAGCCAAGGAGCAGATGAACCCTGTTGAAGGCGGTGACGTTCACACAGTTCAGATTAATCAAATCGCCCTAGATCGTCTAGGCGAATACAGCGACAAAGTATCGAGCAATGACGCAGGACCAACAGTATAAAGACGCCGAGAAGCGGACGATGGGCACCATTGAGGTGCGCGAGGCTGACGGCGAGGAAATGATTTTGGAAGGCTACGCGGCCGTTTTCAATTCGGAGACGGATCTCGGCCACTTCCGTGAAGTAATTAAGCCAGGCGCGTTTGACGACGTCATGACTAACGACGTGCGTGCGCTCATCAACCATGACCCCAACCTAGTGTTGGGACGTACCACCAACGGCACGTTGGAGTTGAGTCAAGACGAGCGAGGCCTCAAGTATCGTGTGAAGCTAGGCGCACAGCAGTACGCCAAGGATTTCTACGAAAGCGTGAAGCGGGGTGATATCTCACAGTCTAGTTTTGCTTTCACCATTGACAAGCAGAGTTGGAATGAAGAACGCACTGTGCGAAGCGTTGACAAAGTGCGGCAACTGTTGGATGTGTCCCCTGTGACCTATCCAGCTTATGCAGCCGCCACGGTCCAGGCCCGTGATCTACAGCCTGAAGTTGAACAGGCAGCCGAAGCGCCAATGCCTGACACAGATACAATTGAAGAAACTACTACAACCCCAACAACAATGAATCTCAACGAGATGAAGGCGGTTCGTGCCAAGCACGCAGACCGTTTTGAAGAATTGGTTAACGTCGCTGAAACTGAAAACCGCGACTGGACCAACAACGAACAAGAAGAAGCTGACCTCTGCAAGCGCGAGGTGGAGCGATTGGATGGCAAAATTTCACGTCGCCAAGCCCATGAGGACATGATTGCACGTCAAGCCCAAATGGGATCTACGTCAATCACCGAGGCAAAGGAAGTGAACCGCGTCAACAAGTCTTTCAGCTTGGCGCGTGCTGTACAAGCTGCATCCTTTGGCAAAGCACTCGAAGGCGCTGAAGCTGAATGGGCACAGGAAGCACAGCGTGAATTCCAATCGCGCGGCTTGCAGATGTCAGGCCAAATTGGTGTACCAGGTGCGGCCTTGTTCCGTGCGGGTTCTGCCGACAACTTCCAAGCTGGAGCTACGGGTGACGGCTCAGGCTTTGTTGCGACCAACGTCCCTGGTGTCATCGACGCGCTGCGCGCTCCAACCTTGGCCGAGCAGATTGGTACAACTGTCATCAACAACGCCACTGGCAATTTGAAGTTCCCACGCGTTAGCGCGAAGGCTTCAGGTACTGAGGAAACGGAAGTTGATACAGATGCTAACTCAGGCATGCAGCTTGACGAGGTTACGTTGTCACCAACGCGCGTGGCAGCCAAGACGCTCTACTCTAAGCAGCTCATCTTGCAAGGCGGCTCACAGGTTGATTCAATGATTGCACGCGAGCTTGCAGCAGGATTGAACGCGACCATTGATGAAGCATTCTTCACGGCTGCCGCTGCTGGTGCTGGCGACATCACGACGAACGGAGCAGGCAACACGACGCTCAACGCATCGTTGGTGTACGCTATGGAAGGCGCGGTCCTCGCAGGTCACGGTGACTTCGCACGCTGCCGCTGGATCATGTCTCCAAAAGGATGGGAAGTCTCTAAGCCTGAAGCTGCTGTTTCTAGCGTCAGCGCTTTGTGGAGCAACGGATTGTTTGATGGATTCCAAGCTAACGCTACGCCTTACCTCGTTGATACGACTGCAGGCGCTACGGGTCAAATCCTGTTTGGCGACTTTGGTGCTTCTATGTTGCTCGCGTTCTTTGGTGGTATTGACTTGTTGGTCGACCCATACAGCAACGCAGGAACGGCACAGATTGCCCTCCACGTCAACAAGTTCTACGGCGCTGCAGTACGTCAGGCTGATGCCTTGGCTTGCGCTAACGACGTAGCCTAACAACTAAACTTGGAAGCCTGGCAATAGGGCTGGGCTTCCTTTTTTTCTCTCACATGAACGTAACAACACCTACGCCAGCAAGCGGCACGGACGTCATTTCCCTGGCGAACATGAAGGAGTTTCTGCGCGTTGATCACAGCGACGAGGATACGACCATTACGGCGTTGCTTGACGCGGCTGTGGCTCATGTGAGCGACTATACCAACCGCCACATTGGTACGTCAGCAAGCGCTATCTTTTATTTAGAAAGATGGCGGCCAGCAGCCTTGGCCTACGGCCCTGTGGTAAGCATTACGAGCGTGACGTACAACGACACGTCAGGGACTTTGCAGACGTTGGACACATCTAAGTATTACGTCCAAACTCACAAAGATGATACTTGCCTCATCTTCTTTCATGATACTCCTGACCTGCAGGATTACAACGCTATGCCCATTCGCATTACCGCATCCGTTGGAGGTCAACCCTCAAACAGCGTTAAGCACGCGGTGCGCATGCTCGTAGCCCATTGGTATGAAAACCGCCGTGGCGTAGTGACAGGAACGATTGCCACCACTATCCCCTTGGGCGTTCACTCACTGCTCAACACTGAGCGCATCATTGACACGCGGCAATGAATATCGGCTTCCTTGATCGTCGCATCACGTTTGTTGCGCCAAGTAACGCAGCTAACTCCTACGGGGAGGTGTACGGCACTGGCGTTGATTACGCTACCGTGTGGGCTGCCTTGGACAATAAAGGCGCAAGCAATGCAGTGATCATGGAGCAGGAGACAACACGCAACACGGTGACCTGGCGCGTGCGTAGCTCTAGCACCACGCGAGCTGTTACGCCCAAATACACGCTCCGTTACGGGTCTGACATCTACAACATCCTAGCTATTCAGGAGGTAGGGCGTAAGAACGAGCTGCACTTCATCACTGAACGCGTAATCTCTGAGTAATGGCGTACGCTGGGGATAACAGAATTAAAGCAAATCAACTAAGTCAGCTGTATGACTTGGCTGCTGGTCGTACCTCTGGCTCCGTTGTCAGCGTTACGGGCATTGACAAAATCCAGCGACGTCTTGAGGGTTTGGCTTTGTGGAGCCAGGAGGCAGAGAATCAAATCTTATCCATTAACAAGCGCGTGGGTAAGGTTTATCTGAATTACCTCAACGCAAACATCAAGGACTTCGACAGAGACATCAGGGTACAGTTTAAAGACCGCGAGGACATTGTTGTCAAGCGAGGTCAATTGAGGCGCTCATTGGGCTTGTATCAGCCTCTACGCGGTCGTGGCGGCATTGGTGTCACTCGCATTCTTGCTGGTCCACTCACCAACAACTTTGGTAACAAGGGAGCGCGTGGTACTATGCTCAGAGGTAAGCGCGGCGTAACGAAGAACGATGACGGTTGGTTTGCCCACATCGTTGAGGGCGGTGACTCCTTTGGCATCAAGAAGCGCACGGCGAACACTGGCGTGTTTATGAGGGGCAAAGCGGCAACACAGGAGCGCGCTATGCGTCTACGTGATCGCCTGCTGCGCAAGGAGTTTTCACGTTACCTCAATACACTACTACGAGCATGAAAGTAGGACTCGCCATTCATTCCATCGTGACGGGTAACGGCGCGGTCAATTCTGCTGTGAGTGGTAGGGTATATCCTGAACTCGCACCCGAGGGCGTCGCTATGCCCTATCTTGTTTACAGCATCGTTAGCAACTCACCCAGCGATGCGAAGGACGGCACGCCCATTGATGAGGCTCAGGTTGAGCTGTTCAGTGTGGCATCAACGTATTCAGCAGCAAACGACTTGGCCGACAAGGTACGTGCTGCTATGGACAGGAAGTCTGCTACTGTCAGCGTCGCGGAAGGTGACGTGGTAGTGCAGTCCTGCCACTACACAAACGAAGTGACGGAGGTGAGTGCAGATCGTAAGACGTACGTATCAATTCAAGACTATACAATTAGAATTAAACGATAATGGACTTCATCCTAGAAAATTGGGCAGAGCTTGTGCTCGCGTTGCTGGCCTTGGTTAAGGTGGTGGTAAACCTCACCCCAACCGAACAAGACAACAAGGTATTTGGGTATCTTGACGTACTCATCAACCTCATCATCTCAGACCGAAAAAAAAACCCTAACAACGAATAACGATGGCTACGACAGGCATTTTTAATGGCTCACAGTATACCGTAATGTTCGAGACGGACGGCACAACGCCAGTCGTCGCAGACAACGTTACGGACTTGAGCGTATCAGTATCAACTGAAACACGAGACACCACGACCAAGAACAACGGCGGCTACCGCGCCTTGCTTCCTGGCTTGAAGTCTTTGACAGTAAACTTTACGGCTTACTACGCTGGTGACGCGACCAATGGATATGACGAACTGATGATTGATTTCTTGGCGGGCAGCAAGCAGGATGTTAAGGTTGTCTCTTATGACTGGGACACCTCATCTGAGGAAGCAGGCGACAAGGAGTTGGTTTTTGAAGCCTACATTACTTCTTTGGAATTGAGCGCAGGCACGGAAGACAACGCGTCTTACACTTGCACGTTGGAGTGCGTCAGCGCTATTACCTTCCAAGACCACGTATAATACATGAACATCACTCTAGACAATCAGACGTTTCCCGTCAAGGCCAATATGCGAGCCTGGCGCAACTTTGAACGCGCCACTGGCAACAAGGTTGCAGGTATCGACAGCGAGGACGTAACCCTTATGCCTGAGCTGCTCTACTACTTCGTTGAGGAAGGATGCCGTAAGCAAGGCATGAAGTTCGAGATGGAAGTGGACGATTTTCTAGGGCTGATTGATGTAGGTGATCTAGCTGCCGTGATGCAGGTAATCGAGGAGTCCATGTCACCGCAAAAAAAAACGGAGACAACGGACGAGACGAAAAGCCACTTGAATGGGATGAAATAGAGGAGTTGGGGTTGGGCTTGTTAGGCCTGACCCCATCAACTCTCTACGATTTTACGTTCAGGGAGTTTGGCAACGCGGTGCGCGGTCGCTACAAATCCGAGGAGCTTCTTGATAGGAGCAACTGGGAACGCGTGCGATGGCAGACCGCGTTGCTGCTTAATGTACACACGAAGAAAGGCGCCAACCTCAAACCAAAAGACTTGGCAGTATTTCCCTGGGAGCAAGGACCAAAGAAAACAAATCCCGCCAAAGGCTTTGCAGAGCTGATGGCATTGGCAAAGAACAAGGATGGCTAAACTAGGAGATCTTGTAGTTCGCATTGGCGCTGACACGCGCGACCTGAACAAATCGTTGGGCCGCGTGCAGCGCAACATGCGCTCAATGACTGGCAACTTTGAGCGGCTGGGTCAGAGTATGACGCGCTCGCTGACTTTGCCGTTGGCTGCATTTGGTGCGGCTGCTATCAAAAGCGCTGCGGACCTTGAGAAATTGGAAACCTCCTTTGTTAGTCTGACAGGAGGGACGGCGCAGGCGGCGGCCATGATGAAAAACCTTAATGAGTTCACCGCTAACACGCCATTCCAAATTGAAGCCGTAGCAAATGCGGCAAGACAGTTGGTAGCTTCAGGTACTGAAGTGAGCAAGGTCAATGAGCAGCTCCAATTCCTTGGCGACATCGCTGCGACCAGTGGATCAAGCATTGAGGAAATAGCGGCCATCTTTGCCAAGGTCAATGCCAAGGGCAAAGTGGAGTTGGAGAACCTCAACCAACTTGCAGAGCGCGGCATTCCCATCTTTAAGGCGTTGGCTGACGCTACTGGTTTGCCTGCTGACGCATTGGGCGCAGGCGCTGTTAGCGTTGAGCAATTCAACCAGGTACTCAAGGGCTTTGCTGAGGAGGGAGGTTTTGCGGCTGGCGCAATGGAGCGGTTGAGCAAGACGACGACGGGCCTTGCAAGTACGGCGTTGGACAACGCGAAGATTGCAGCTGCATCGTTTGGTGAGCTGTTCCTGCCTGCAGTCAATAAAGTGCTTGAGAAAATTATTGAATTGTCCAAGGCTTTCACATCACTGTCACCTGACACCAAGCGCGTAATTGCAGTGGTCGCTGTGTTTGTGGCTACGCTTGGACCACTACTGCTTATTATTCCAAAAGCTATTGCGGCATTTGCCGCACTTAGAAGGGCAGTGATTGCCTTTAATTTGTCGCTGGCCATCAATCCTATTGTTCTTATATCAGCGGCTATTGCTGGTCTTGTTGCTGCTGTTGTGGGTTACTCGATGGAAGCTCGCACAGCTGCACGCGAAACCTGGAACTGGCGTGACGCCTTGGCTGGTGTGGCTGGCTCGGCTAGGCAGATAGAATTGCAGCGCTTGATCAGTGAACAGGAGGAGTTAATTGCCTTTACCGAATCCTTCATCAGAGTCAAAGAACAGGAGATCGCAGCAGGCAATGACGGCAGTGAGGCTTATCGACAAGCAGTCATTGACCTAGCACAGATGCGTGCTGGTTTGCGTGAATCAAAGGACACGTTGGCTGGCATGCGTGACGAGCTTGAGAGCTTGGAGACTGGCGCACGTAACGCCTTTGTCCGAGTAGTAGAGCTGGCGGGCAGCATGACGACGCTGAACGAGATTCTAAAGGACACGCGTAAGAAAACAAAGGAAGCAAAGATTGAAATACAAGAGTTCGATCAAGCCGTTGACGACGTGGATGATCTTGACTTCACGTTTGATTCAGATAAAGTCATTAGAGAATTTGAGCGCGCGAGAAATGCGGCCAAGGATTTTGCCTACCAGGTAAACCAATCAATAGAGTTCGCAGTTGAATCTATGCTTATGGGCGTGGCTCAAATGGTTGGTGCCAGCATCGCACTGGGCGAACCGTTGCGTGGTATCGGAGTGATGCTGGGCGACATCTTGGCCAACCTCGCTATGGAGTTGGGTAAGTACGCCATTGCTCATGGTGTAGCTATCCAGGCAATTAAGGAGAGTTTGAAGTCTTTAAACGGAGGAGCTGCCATCGTTGCGGGTATTGCACTCCTCGCCATTGGCGCAGGACTCAAGGCGCGCATGCAGAAAATATCAGGTGACGCAGGAATTCCTGCCTTGGCAGAGGGCGGCCTTGCTTACGGACCTACCACTGCACTGATTGGCGACAACAGAAACGCACGCATAGACCCCGAAGTCGTAGCGCCATTGAGTAAATTGAGAGACATGATGGGAGGCAACCAAGTAGAGGTGTTTGGTCGCATCAGCGGCAACGATATCTTCTTGTCTAACGCACGTACGGGCATTAGCCGCAATCGCTACGCATGAGCTACATCTACGTCAGAGGATATTACGAGAGCCTGAATGCCGAAAGCTATGAGGTGCGCATCATCCACAATGTTTCAGGAACAGATACTACTGACGAGTTCCATGTGGGACCCGACGGTGCTATATTGACTTACGAGGCGGAGGATGATACTATTGCGATGCCAGGAATCGTGCACTCGCGTTGTAAGGTTGAAACCATCTGGCCAACATCATTGAACAGTGAGTTGAACACACTAATCACGAACCTGCAAGATGCGCAAGATGGGGATTGGATATTTGAGCTAAGCAGGGACAGCCAAGTTATTTGGATTGGTTCAATTCTCATCGATGAGGTCACTACGACTGAAGGCAGTGAAGCAAGGACCATGACTATCACGGCGACTGATGGTCTGTCACTACTAAAAAACGTACCCTTCAACGATGCAGGCACAGCATACACAGGTTATTACACTGTGTTCGATGATCTCATGGATGAGATTCTGCAGAAATGGGTGCTGTGGGATTACTTCGATTCCCAAACTGATGGCGACGATTACATCCTTTATGCCGCTGATGATGTCTACAACACAGCCGACAAGTTTTACAGCTTGCTTTCTCATCCAGCTGGAACGTCTTACTACCAGCCGCGACGTAATAGACTAAATGCCCTTGCATGGTCACAAACGAATAATCAGGATGAAACGGAGTACATCAGCACTTACGATCTACTGCAATCTATTTGTTTGACTTATGAATGGCGCCTGTACAGCTACGGCCTGGAATGGCGTTTCGTTCCTGTTCACCTATCTGATCAGGTTATCATTGGTTACAAAAGGCGCAAAAGCATATACAGCTACCTCTCGGCTTATCTTAATGCCAGTTACGATTTTCAAGTTAACAGCCCTGGCAACATCAGGCAGAAAGGTCGGGAGTGGACGCAGACTTTTACACCTCAAATCAATGAGGTTAGGATGACACGCGACACCAACGATGGGTCAATCTTCCTTGCCGCCTACAACGTCGACAACATAGTTACCGAAACAGTCTCAGATATTGTCATTTTAGGCGCAGATACTTTGCCTAATGGGTCAGGCTATACCATATCAGGGAATGTGTATCTGAACAATACTTCCAGCAGTGTATCTACTAGCGATCGCTGTGGGCGCTTTGTGCTGCGCCTTCAGATGAAGTTCTTGTCGGGAGTTACTGCCACTTACTACACAAACGAGCTAGTCCCGAACCCAGCTGGTAGAATCGACAGTCAATACTTTGATGCAGGTACCTTTGATTACGCACCCTTTAATGAGGAAAACGTAGGATATCAAAGCTCAGCAGGTTTCTACTACTATCATCCATCAGACAACGATGCGTGGTATTACGACCTCAATGTGGCAGGGTCTAGATACTTGCCATTTAGCATCAACATACCACCACCAGCCACGGAACAAGACGAGCTTCAATTTAGTGCTGCGATACTGGTATATGATTCCTATGGTGCATCGAGTACAGCTCTATTGGCAAACACGACTAGGAAGTTTCTGACCTGTCTAGTAGCCTTTTACAACACAGATGGACTTGCTGCTTTACCCAACTTCGATTACGTATCCACTAGCACGTATGGACGTGGCGCGATAAACCAAGGCACAACACACATCGGAGATCTGCCAGCCGCCATGGGTGGTATCGAAGTAGAAACAAGTACAGGCGCATGGGTTGCTAATGACAAATGGGTCAACCAGGCTGATAGTACAGAGCGGAACATCAACGTCATGTCAGTCGAGGAGACGCTGGCAGCTCATTACAAGTCACGATTGTTGGAACGCGGGAGCATTGTACTGCGAGGAGCAAGCGCGTTGCCTAGCAAACCCTTTGCGCGTTTCTACGATAACGACACAGGCAACTACTACAGTGCGCTAACGTGGACTTTGCGCAGCTCACTCTGCGAGATGGACGTGACGCTAAGAAAGTTAGGACGCAACGCTATAGACATTACAACAGCAGTGGACGACAGCGGAAACATACCACGTGACCCGACAGGCGGAACTCAGGGAACAGGAACAGGACGTCCTGATAACATCATGCTTAGTTACAACAACAACGCGACGGTGAACTTTGCTGAGAATTGGTCAAGCGTAATTGGAGCTGGCGAGACCAAGGAGATGTATTGGACATTGACGAATGACGGCCAAGGAAAATACATTGATCACCAAGGCGAGACACCAGCGTCAGGCTACGTGATACAGCGCACCGTGTACTACGAACCTGCTGGTTTGCATCAACACGATGAGAGCGGATGGTCGTCGCCCTTTACAGTATTGGCTGGCTGGTCATTGGAGAGAGTCATTGAACAGTGCAGGAGGCACATGAGCAAGACCACTGACCATGGAGCCTATACGTTTATGATTACTTACAAAGAGACGCCATCATTTGTGGGCATCCTTGACACATATACAGGAGCCACGGCAGCGTACAGCACACGACGTTTGACCAACACTTACAGCGGCTCATTGATGCGCGTTAGAAGAGCGTCAGACGGCTTCCAGTTGGATGTTGGTTACGACACCAATGGCCACCTTGACGTGGCAGCCATCGTGAGTTTTGCTGCAGGGAGTGCCTGCACAGTGTCAGTCTGGAAAGACCAAAGCGGCAATGGCCTTGATCTAACACAGACAACTACTGGATCACAACCAATCATCTACGATGGCAGTTCATTTGCTAATGTTGGTTCAGGCAGTCGTGTGGGATTGTTATTTGCCGTTGACTTTCTAGAAAGGTCCGCAGGCGATTTGCATTCAGGTAGTTTCTTTTGTGCCTCAGCTGTAAAGACTGGTATTGTGGGTAATGAGCAAATATTCTGCCAAGACGATGCGTATGTTGGTGGCACCGCTAGGGTTGCTCAATACCTAAGAACTGGCAGCGCAGCCAATACAGCTCGATGCGTCGTTTTTGATACCACAGGATCGAATTACGCAGACAACACTGCCAGCAGCACAGTGGCTAACAACACGGATTACGTCATCAGCGCTGCTGGCGAGCACGCCAAAGTTGAAGCCTTCGTCAATAACGTAAGCAACGGAAGCACATCCATTGGAGCAGATTTGCGCCATGGTTCAGAACGCTTCACGGTTGGAGCTAACAGCCACAGCAACTCGCCATCGGCATTTTGGAACGGTCGGATAGCTGAAGTTATCATATGGGATGGCGCACAAAGCACATCTGATCGTACTGGCATCGTAAATAATATTGACACATACTTTGCAATCTGATGGCCGATTACGTTCTGATATTAGCTGAGGGATTTATGACCAGCGAGCAGCGAGCGCGAGCCATCAGCCGCGAGCTATACAACCTCCAACGGCCATTGCTTTTGCAGACGCCCGAAGAAGCGCACAACAACTTTGCGAGGGTCGTCCTGCATCCGCAAAACGGCGATGCTGCCCTGCTTGTAAGTCCTAAAGAAATTATCTACGTTCATGAACAAGCGACATTGGAACGATTGACCGCACTCTTTCCTGAACTGACGGAGGAGATACGTTTTGCCTTAACCTCCATGGCTTGGCAACTTCGCGCCTTCACCTTTCAATCAATTTTACCACCTACCGCCACCATTCGAGATGAGGAGTACATGATTAAGAATGGATGGATTAAGATAGACCCATTATGAGCCAGCTTAAATGCCATATTCAAAACCTACTCAATGTCTCGTATGTGGGCAGCGTCATAGTTGGATACATGAACGACGCCATTGCGATAATAGCTGGCCTCACGTTAGTGTGGTGGAACGTGGAGAGAGCGTTGAAGGCTCGCAAGGAACGCCAGGACGCATGAGGTGGTTCAATTATTCAGAGTTCGATTCACCTGACGAGCCAGGCACGGGCAACCTCATGGATATTGATTTTCTTGAGATGCTTGACGAGGCGCGAAACGTGGCGGGGATTCCTTTTGTTGTGACGAGTGGCTACAGAACGGAATATTGGAATCAACAAGTAGGTGGTAAGAAGGACAGTGCACACCTTACAGGTTGCGCTGCTGATATCAGCTGCACCAGTTCGCGCGATCGCTTCATCATGATCACCGCATTGCTTGAGGCAGGCTTTGACCGCATCGGAATAGGCGAGGACTTCATTCACATTGATACAGATTGGGAGAAAAATGCCGCCCTCATCTGGACTTACTGACTTCCTGCAATTCCTTAAACACTTCGATTTAACGGAGGCTTTTAAGACGAAAGGAGACCTGCGGCGTTGGTCAGCAAAGCGCACCGTTGGCGGGTTGATTGCTTCCACGGCTTGCTACGATATTGTTACGAACGGCATGAGTTGGGAGGCAGTTTGTTTGTGTGGTATCAGTGTCCTACCTTTATGCATCTCATTCTTTGAGAGTAAGTGATTGGTTTTGGTTATCCTCTCCTGGCCCCTGATAGGTTCGTGTTACCTGTTGGGGGCCTTCCACTTCCAAGTGTTGATAACTAAACGGCACCAAGCGGCACCACGCGGCACCCTGTGCCGTAGAATTGTGCCATGCGACTTGCACAACTTTTACCTATTTTCATCATTGCTCCCGTATGGGCACAATGCGACATGGAGCTATTCGGCTTTGATCCGATTAGCACACAGGTCACAATTGTAGTAAACGACGGCCACTGTCTGACAGAGGCTGACAGCGTGGGTGAGTTCCTTCTAGGTCTCACCTTTGACCCGCCACTTATTGATTCGCCCTTTCCCTGCGTGCAGGGCACGACATGGGCACAGCTTATTTTCCCTCTCAACTTTCCAGGCTTCGACATTGGACAAGGCGATGACAACATACTGCAAAGCGGTGACACGATAACCTTTGCACTTACTGATGTTCCCTTGTTTGGCAGCGGCACTGCTGATTGCTGGATCACAGCTATTCAAGAAGGTTCGTGGTTTGTTGAGTGTGTTGTCATCGCTATCTACCAAATCAATGATAGCATGACAATTGATGGCGGGTCAGGGCTAACCAATGAGCCGTACCCCGATGTGGACCCCGCTAACAACATCATCATCTATAGCCTTGGCCCCTACTGCCCCTGGCCACCACCTATCTACATCCGTCCAACGTGGACGCCTGATCCATGCCAAGATGATATCATCTATGTGCCCAACGCCTTCACGCCTAACGGCGACGGCAAGAATGACGTGTTTAGGGCTTACACTGTGGGCGAGTGCTGGTTGTGGTATGAGATGCAGGTATTTAACAGATGGGGCCATCTAGTATGGGAGACGGATACACCAGGGGCGCAATGGCTCGGAAACAACACAATAAAACCTTTACCCTATTCGCCTTACGACGGCTTGTATTACGTCCCCGACGGCGTGTATTACTGGAAACTGCGTGGCCAAAAGAAAGGCGACGTGTGGGTAGATATGAATGGAACAGTAACTCTTTTGAGATGAGAAATAACCTAAAACCTAACGGCATCAGCCACACAGCTATGCCAACTAGCAAGCCAAGCGATTATAACGCCTGGATGCGCCACATTACTAAAACCACAGTGGTTCCATACCGCTGGCAAATCAAACACAATGAACAGACATCACCCGTACGATGATCGCACATGGAAGCGTGGACGCCACGACATGGGCCAGGGCAGCTTCATTCTACTGCCCGATCACGGCCGCAACTTCAAACGCGACAAGATGCGCGATTTAGGATTCACCCTGTTTCAGGATTTCTGCATGGAGCAAGATGACAACTATGAAATGCGCTGGTGGTTCAAAAATGTCAAATCGTGGGAGGCACGCATCGAGCGCATTGAACAGATGGGATATAAGGCCACAGGCAAACTGCAAATAACATGATCGACGAATACATGAAAAAATATGAAGTCCGTTTAAATCTGCGCATGGAGCGAGAGATGCAGGATCGCGTAGCTCAGGCAGCATTTAAGCTGAACATGAGTCAAGCGCAATTTATCCGCTTGTCATTGGAATCACAATTGAACAAATCACTTAAAAAAATACAAGATGAGTTTTATACCGGAGAGCTTTAATCAATCAGAAGAGGGGGCATACTTTAAGCCATTGAAGGGCAAGCAAAACCGCGTGCGTATCCTTAGCGAGAAGCCTTTGGCTGGACACGTGCAATGGACCGAGGAGAACCGCCCCGTACGTTGGGAGTTAGGCCAAGACCGTCCCGATGCCAATTACAAGAATGACAGCAAGCCGCGTAGCTTTCTAGCTGTAGTTGTATGGAATTACGAAGCGAGCCAGGTACAGGTGTGGGAGATTACCCAACGCACCATCCAGGACACCTTGCTGCAGCTCACAAAAGATGCCGATTTCGGCCACCCCATCAATTACGACCTCAAGATCAGCCGTAAGGGTGAGGGATTAGAGACGACGTACAGCATGGTCCCGATCAGCACCCCACTGAGCGAGGAGGTGCAGGATGCCGTGGAGAACAACACTGTCAACCTGCGTGCTTTGCTGACTGGTGACAATCCATTTGCGTAATGTCTGAACGCCAATTCAAAGGCGTATGGATTCCCGCTGAGATTTGGCTAGATAAGCGCTTGACCATTACGGAAAAAGCGTTTTATGCAGAAGTCGAATCTTTTGCAGGCAATGGAAGAACATTCCACAAGACCAACGAGACCATTCAGGATGAGTATGGCATCGCATCCAGGACCGTGCAACGGATCATCAAGAAGTTGGTTGACTTGGAATTGTTGGAGTGTTCTTTCAATGGCCGAATGCGACATTTGAGACTAGGCAGGGTCGCCAAAATGTCGACTCTGCATCGCCAAAATGACGAGTCTGCATCGCCAAAATGTCGACATACTAATACAAGTAAAGAAACAAGTAAAAACACATTGAAAAGGGAGGAGGTAATTTTTCCTTTTGAAGAACAAGAATTTTTGGATGCTTGGAACACCTGGATAGAAGAACGCCGTGAAAGGCGTTTGAGGAAATACACGATACGAGGTGAGCAAGCTGCCCTGCACGATTTATTTAAAATCAGTAACGAAAACCATGAAACAGCAATCGCAATCATCAAACAATCCATTGCCAAGGGATGGCAAGGACTCCACCCACTCAAAGGAGGTACAGGTATTAAGCTCGACCCAACTTCAACGCTTAAATGGGCTAATCAGTAAAGGCCAGCGCGCCGTGATCGGCGTTGACCCCAAAGAGTGTTACGAGTTTGGCGTATCACTGTCCAAAGGCCTGAAAGTAAAGAAGGGGGAGGTGCGGCTCATGCTTGCAGCTGAATTAACGCGCCTGGTGCGTCACGTAGCTGCTACACGCACTTTCCAAACTGAGTCCGACATTCACGACGCTGTAGACGACATCTGCGAGGTATTTCCAAGCATGAAAATTGAGGAGATACTCACGGCCTTCAAATACATCAGACGTGGCGTATATGAGCTGTATGGCAACTTCACCATTAACACTCTCATTGAGTGCGTACGCAAATACGAGATGGCCAACACGGTGCATTTTCGAGAACGGGAGCACATGGAGCGCAAAAACACAATCAACACAGCATCGATTGACGTAAAGCGATTAATGAACGACCTTAACAGGGACGGAAAGCTGCGCAATCCACGTAAGTTGTTAGATCGCAAATACATCCCCTATCCTAATGACACCACGGACGCCCAAACCCAAAGCACGGACGCACACAAAGAAGAAGCCACGCAAGAAGCCAGGCCCGAAACCAACGAAGCGAGGCCTGAGGGCGAGGCTTGACCAAGTTTTCTCCTGGTACATGAGACTGCTGCACAGCGACGATGAGACAGGCATGGGCAAGTGCTTCACATGTGATCAGGAGCTGCACTGGACGAAGCTGCAGAACGGCCATTTCATCTCACGAGCGAGGATGGCTACACGCTTCAGGCCTGACAACTGCCGCCCACAATGCTATGCCTGCAACATCAGGCGCAGCGGTGAGCAATGGTTGTTTGGCAGGAAGTTAAATGAGCACTACGGCAAAGGCCATGACGAGCAGATCTACCGCCTATCACAAAGAACCTATCAATTTACCAAAGAACAATATGAGACCTACATCGAATATTATGAAGCCAAAGTTGCAGCCATACTCGCCCGACGAGCTGAAAATAATCGCGGGACAGATAGAGGAGTACCGAAGAAGCTTGAGGGAAGAATACGCATGGGAGGATCATGAGGGCAAGGTGCACGTCGAGGAGCGCATGCTAAGAGGCGTACACAATGAAGCACTGCACGCAATGGCTAAAGACCTATATCAACATGGCGCACGTAAACAAAAAGGCAAGACACGCCTTACACTCCAAGTCATTGGCCAAACCATTTGCCAAGAGGATCCAAGATAAAAGATACTGGAGCACATGGTGGCGAACATTCAGACGAACATACCTCAAGCGCAATCCACTATGCGCGCATTGCGAGTGGCCAGCAACGGTTGTGGATCACATCAGACCAGTGAGCCAGGGAGGGGACTTCTATCGAGGTCCCTTCCAACCGCTTTGCAAGTCATGCCACATGCGCAAGAGTGCGAAGGAGCGGGCTGGTACGACAACGCAACGTGGACGTGGGGAGACTACTTCGAAGAGCTAAGTTATATCAGTTATGATATTGAATATGAAAGTAAATCTAACAGCATTGCGAGGGGGTAGGGGGTCCCAAAAACCCAGTGTTTTCGGGGGGTCAT